TTATATACATTGTTTAACTGTGTTAGGTTTCTATTAAACCCAATAAAAAAAGGGTCATTAAAAATGGCCCATGGATCGTTCATCATGTTATTCCCCTTTCAAGCGAATAAGTTAATATACCCCTCATTCGAGCAGGTATCTAATAATTATATCATATATTAGTGGTCTTTAAGTTTAAATACAAACATGCATGGATCTCCGCCATCATCCCACTCTTGCATCTCTTCATCTGTCATGTATGGATCTCCTTCATGTGTATTACAAAACACAGGAGATATCCATCCTCTATCAATTCCATTGTTCATCCAAATATCAAATTCAAATGTATCTTCGTCTTTTATCATAACTCTCCTAAATGCTTACGATATCGATTGGACCCATACAGGTTGGAGAAAATTTTATTGCTGCTCCAACAGCTGACTGTAATCGTCTGCGTGGATCTTTGATTTTTTCTGTAGCATGAAGTGCACCATAAGCATACTCTGCTCCAGAACCCATAGCAAGATAATCTACTTCATACTTTGATAAAGACATATCTGAAGAACTATGTTCGTATATCTGTCCTTTAACTGCAATGATTAAACCAAAGTCTGAATCTTTTCCTGTATCAACCCACCAGTCTGTATAAAACTTTTTAAGTTGTTTGATAAATTTGGTTTGCATAAACTTATCTGTATCACGAAGGTCTGGGATATCTGGATTAAAATTATAGCGAAGTCTTTCACCATCCATAGACCCTGCATACCCAATTAAATAGGGACCAAGCTTCCAAACTTTAGGGGCAGTCAATGCTAGAATAGTACCATCGTCTGATGCACCACGATCTCCAGCCATATATATTTTATTTTCATGGCGTACAACAGCGATACAAGTCATGACAAAACCCTCCCCAAGTAGATATATCTAAGTATATCATCCCTATGGAGGGCTGTCAACAAAGGCCAAATATGACTAATTAGCCTTTTTGTCTACTGTTTTAAAGGCTTCATTAATCTCTGCTAATGTAAGCTTTCCATCGTCCAAAAAAGCTCTTGCCAGTCTTTCAATAACTGTGGCTACGCCTAATAGTCCTGCTAAGAATACAGCCTGCATAGTATCAATTCCTACTACTGCTCCTGCTCCTAAGACTGATAGTCCTGATGCTGCGAATACCGCTAAAATTCTCATAAGAATATTTGTTATTGCTTTTTGTGGGTGCTCTTTTTTAGGGGGTTCTACTACTGTTTTTCTGGTTGCCATTTTATTCCTCCTTGTTTCTAATTGGACTAGTTAGTATCCATAGGGTTGTTGTTGCCATGATTCCATATCCAACAATTGTCTTAGCACTACCGTCCAAAACTACCCAGGCTATAAACATTCCAAGGAGAGTCCATGCCTGGTCTACCATATCCTTTAGGATATTTTTTACTATTCTTACCATCTTCTTCCTCCTCTCGATGCTGGCGAGTTAGATCCTCCACCAGAACTTCCACCACCCGTACTTCCACCCGTTGCTCCACCCGCAGCTACAGCTGCTGCATTAATAGCTGCTCCTGCTGCCACGACTGTTGCAACAACCATATCTGTTGCTTCTTCTCTTTCTTCTTTTGACATATCAGCACCAATACTTCCAAGTGCTGCTAAAGCTGCTCCAGGATCTGAGAATGCTTCTTGAAGCAATGCTGCTGGATCTTGTAATAATTCAACCTGTGCTGCTACTTCTGCAGTAATAACAACTGCGTTTCCTTGCTCATCTGTTCTAACATCAACTGGTGTTTCTGCTGGAAGATCTTTATATTCAATTCCAGAATCCTTAATTTGCTCAGAACTTAAAGCTTCTCCATCTGCTGAAGCAACTAATGCATCTGCTACTAAAGATTTTTCTGATTCATTTAACTTACCGCCATCTGCAGTCAATACTTCTACAAGATTAGCAATCTCAGCCTTACTAACATTTCCATCAGCCATTAAAGTATTAACAACTTCATTAGCTTGTGCCTGAGTAATAGTATTACCAGTAATTACTGCTGCTACTGCTTCTTTAACTTCTTCTTTAGTTGTTTCATTCTTTGCTTTTTCTGCAGCAATTCTTTCTGCTTCTAAACGTGCCTCTTCTTTAGCTTTGGCTGCTGCCTCTTGTTTGGCTTCTTCTACTGCCTTAGCATCTGCTGCTGCTTTGGCTCTGGCTTCTTCTGCAAGCCTTGCTTTTTCCTCAGCAGCTATTCTTTCCTCTTCAGCCTTTGCAGCAGCTTCTGCAGCAAGTCTTTCTTCTTCAGCCTTAGCATCTTCTTCTGCTTGTCTTATTGCTTCCGCTTTTGCTTCTTCTTCCGCTGCAATACGATCTGCTTCTGCTTGGGCTTCTATTTCTGCTTGAATTCTTGCTGCTTCAATTTCTGCTTCTATGCGATCAGCTTCTGCTTTTGCTTCTGCTTCCGCTTTAATTCTTTCTTCTTCTGCTGCTTCTTCTTCCGCTGCGATTCTCTCTGCCTCTGCTTGGGCTGCTTCTTCTGCTGCGATGCGAGCAGCCTCAACCTCTTCTGCTATCCTTGCAGCTTCAGCCTCTGCTGCTATACGAGCAGCCTCAACCTCTGCTGCAATTCTTTCAGCCTCAAGTCTTTCTGCTTCTGCTAGTCTGGCAGCTTCTGCTAATCTTGCTACCTCTGCAAGCCTTGCCACTTCTACCAATCTTGCTGCTTCTGCTAACCTAGCAATCTCTGCAAGCCTTTCTACCTCTGCTAACCTAGCAACCTCTGCAAGTCTAGCAACCTCTGCAAGTCTTGCTACTTCTGCAGTAATGGCTGCTATTCTTGCAGCTTCTTGCTGTGCAGCCAACAATGCTGCAGCTTCTGCTTGAAGTCTTGCTACTTCTTGTGCTGCTGCTTCTGCAGCAATTCTGTTAGCTTCTGCTTGTGCTGCTGCCTCTGCAGCTACTCTTGCAGCCTCAATTTCAGCAGCAATTCTTGCTGCTTCCGCTTGTTGTGCAGCTAGCTGGGCTGCCACTTGTTCTGCAATTGCAATTTCTTCAGCAGTTGGTCCAGTAGGGGTAGGGGTTGGTGTAGGTTCAGGAGTAGGTTCAATAGTTGGCTCTACCGTAGGTTCTGGGGTAGGTTCTGGAGCAGGTGCTACATATGTAGACCCAGTAACAACATTTGAATTTTCAGAGTAAAGAGAAAATGTATCATTATCTGATCTGATATGGAATGACCATACTGTCCCTGCTGGCATAAGTCCATTTAACAAGGAATGATCAATTGTAATTGTTGTATTTAATGAATTTGGTCCGCCAACATTCCCAGTAGCAATTCCCCAGCCATTGCAACCAGAACAATTAAAACTAATCGCATATCTTTCTGGTTGCGTGTTGCCAGTGTTCGGCGCTTCCCAATTTAATACTGTTGATGTCTGTCCACTACTTATTGTTAAATTTCTTGGAGCCCCTATTGTTTTTACTACTGGTGCTGCTTGTGAAGTAAATGCTGATGCTGGAATAACCTGCATAGATCCAGACTGATCCCATAGTAGTTGAACCCAAGCACCACCACCATTTTCATAGTACAGTAACTCTATGGTCTTTGGGACTCCCGCTGTAAATGATACTGGGGAGCTTACGGTTCCCCCACCACCCTTATCAAACCAATCGTTTGTTATATTTATGCCATCAACGTAAAGCTTAGTTCCGTCATCTGCTTGTGCTAAAAATGATATGTCTTGAGTAGTATTACTAAGAATTGATCCAGTAAATCTTACAATAACGTCTTCTGAAGGACCACCAAGGACACTTCCACTACCCCACTGAAAGTCAATGTTAGGTACATTTGTTGTTGCTGTTGCGGTATCTCCTTGTGGTATGTAGGGGGAACCATTCTGACCAAGTACATTATGTACTTCAGCAGTTAAACCTTCTGCTGCATGAGCTTTTTCCATTATTAAAAGTAAGGGGGCTAGGACTAATGATGTAACCATTAGAATTCTTAATAGTTTTTTAATAATGCCCTCCTAATCGTAATGATTAATAAGGCTATTATATCATTTTATTGCAAAAGAAAGAGGGCTGGCACTTAGCCAACCCTCTAACTTATTACTTCTTAACTAATTAAGCCTTAACCTTCTTTGCAATCTTGGCAACTAGAGTACTTAATGTTGCAATCTTTGCAGTTAAACCAGTAATTAGCTTATTAACTTCAGCTGAAAGAGCAGCAACTGCTGCTGTAGCAGCATCTGCAGATTCTTTAGCTTCTGTTGCAGCAGCCGTAGCAGCATCAGCAGCTTCAGCAGCTGATAGAGCAGCATCAGTTGCAGCATTAGCTGCATCTAGAGCGTCTTGTGCAATTGCACCAGCAGCTTCAGCAGCTTCTACAGCCATTTCTCCTGCTTTTTCAGCAGCAGCAGCAGCATCCTGAGCAGCGATTGTTGCAGCATCTGCTGCCTCAATTGCTTGATCAGCAGCATCCTTTGCATTGTTACCTGCATCAGTTGCTTCCTTAGCTGCATCAGTTGCTTCTTGAGCAGCTGTTAGAGCTGGGTTTGTAACTGTTGTTGAAAGAGATACAACTGTACGAGTACCAGCAGCAGCAATGATTACTGCTTCTGTGTCAATTGCTGCGCCAACTGTTGCTGTAAGTGTGAACTTACCTGGAGTTGCTGGAGCATAGAGTGTGTAAGTAGCAACACCGTTAGCAAAGACTGGTGAAGCAACTAATGTGTCTGAGCCTGTAGCAACATTGAAGTTAGCCACTGGAGCAGCATTGAATACTGCTCGTGCACCATCTGCAATACCTGCTGCTGTAACAGTCAATGTCATCTTCTCGCCTGAATCATAAGAATCCTTATCGAATGCCCATGAAAGCTTAGGAGCGGTAAGAGGAAGAACTGTTACTGGCACTGCCAATGTAACTGTTCCACTTGTTAGTGTGATTGTTGTAGTTCCAGCCTTAACACCTGTAACTGTTGCTCCGTTAGATGTAACTGTTGCGATTGTCGCATCAGATGAAACTGCTGTAACTACTGGAGTTGCTGTTGCATTTGCATTTACATCCGCACCAGTAGTTGTAAGTGTTAGCGATTCGCCAATACCTACATTCTTCTTTGATGCTGTTGTTGCTAATGTAGCAAGCTTTCCTGTAAATGTAAAGTACTTGGTAGCAACCAAAACCCCATCAATTTTAATATTGATTGTTGCTTTGCCTGTACGACCATCTGCATATACCCAGTAGTCCTGAGATGCTGGTGAAGTTGTTACACCCGCAATAGCAGCAGGAGTTGATACAAAAGCACCACGCAATGGTGAGGTTGAGTTAGTTGAACCAACGGCTCCTGCACCAGTAATAGAAACCTCTACTGACTTTGTATAACTTGAGTTCATTGCAATTGTGCCTGCAACATCTTGCCATTGCTTTACTGAAATTTGAGCAACAGCAGTTGCTTCTGCCACACCATCAGTTGTCAATACTTTTGAAAGAGTAGTTGCATCTGATGTAGGTGCTGTACCAATTGTTGTACCAATAAATACTGTTGAAGCCTTTAGTCCAGATGCTGCAACTGTAACTGTCCAAGTAAGAGTACTTAGAGTTGTAACAGGGCTAGCATTTGAAACTGTTGTAATTGTGTAAACATATGTACCAGCTGTATTAGCTGATGAAGGTGTAACTGAGATCTTTGTGCGACCTGATACTAATGCTGATGAAGATCCAACTAGACCAATTACGCCAGGAGTTGTCTGAACTACCTGACCATTTGAAGTTGTAACTACATCTGCAGTTGCGGTATCAATTGCTGTAAGAGTTGGACTAATCATACCTGCTAAAGATGCATTTGTTGCACCTACAGGCCATGAAGTAATAGCAACAGTTGTAGTTGTTGTATCTCCTACCGCATAGATTCCCGATGTTGTAATTGTCGTTGAGACTGTTTCACCAATTTGTACTGCAGAAGCAGAAGCAGTAAGCGTTGATGTAACACCTGCTGGAGCTGCTGCAATAGCAGCGGTTGGTAGTAATGTGCTAGTCAAAGCTGCAGCAATGACAATAGCGATTTTCTTGAATGAATTCATCTTTCTCCTTGTTAGTTTTATCTGATCATTTAATCAGAAGCTTATAGTAAATTAAATTTACCTAAGAAATCACTGATTTCGTCAGTCATTTCCTTTGAATCTAATTCTATCATACCCTTGTCCTTCTTTGCAAATTTGGCTGAGTTTGCCCACGTATGGACCTCAACCTCAACATTAAGGTTTTTAGGTGTATGAGAGATAGCTCCGAATACTGCCCCACAAACAGCATCCGCTAAGTCCTTAGATTTTTTACGGGGGTGATCTACACGATTACCCTTCATAATCTTTAACTCTGATAGTTCTTCTAATAATAAAGGAATCATAGGCATGGCTACTCTTTCCTCATAAACCATCATAGCTAAATCTTCATAGTGTTTTTTGGCAACAGATACTGTTTCTGTTCTTACCCCTACAGATTGTAGTTCATTTTGGATATCAAATGATTGCCAGCGGTCAAATGAAACCATCCCTAAGTTAAAACCTTCTCTACGAAGATTAATAATCCACTGTTTAACCTCAGATAAGTTTACTGGGCCCTCAGTTCTTGGTTCCCACCAAGCAACGGCATCAACAACTACAACTGGAACTACCTGTTCATAATCTTTAATTACTTTAATATTAACCCAGCGATCAACGTGAGCAATAGCAACAGCACACTTGTCATGCTTTTGTGCAAGGTCAGCATGGATGTAATAAATAGTATCTGGATCTGGAGTAAAAGATTCATCAAACCTTTTAAAATTATCAATAGGGTTTCTAACATTCATACATTTCTGTAGTTTATCTTTTTGTTTAAAGAAAGCATCAGATGAATATGTTGGAGTACAAAGGAAACGCATCATTGCATCTCCTAAATCTGTAAGGAAAGCAATCTTAAAATCATCAATCTTACGGGTTGGGTTTACATCCCATGTAGGTCTTTTTAATGCGAATATCTTTGGTATTTTGTATGACAAGATGTGATCTTCTTCCCACGAAATTTCAAATGTATTATCTGGATTGTCGTGTGGCAAGTCTTCGTTAATAATAAACTTATGTGTTTTTTCTATTACTTCTTTGTCAGCAATTACTGAATCATACCGTTGAGATATAAAGTCCCCTGGATAACGGGGAAACGATAGAAGAACTACCTTACCAAGGTCAGGGAAACGAGAGTCTACAGTACCACGAAAAGCTTTATAAATATTATCAGCAGTCTTACCTTGTTCATTTCCTGTTGCAACCTCAGAAGCAAAACCAGAAATTTCATCAAGGACTGCCATAAATAAGTTTAAACCTTCGTGTGATTCACGTTCTGAGTGTCCAGAATATACTGTAATAGATTTATCAAACTCAATTGAGTCTGCCTTTGGGTTATACTTTCCTGCAAACCAAGGAGATCTTTCAATCTTAGACTTAAATCCTTTAAAAAAAACGTTCTTAGCCTGTTGAGCATTTACAGCAACGTTAATAATATCAATAGCATCTCCAGCAGGTTTACCATAATAAATTGCTGGATCTTTTAAACATAGCATCTTATACACTACATAAGCACATGCTACTGTAGATACAAAGTCTTTTCCAGATCCCTTGCCAAGTTGCAGGATTAATTCATTCTTTGTGTACTTCTTAAAGTATTCTTCCCCAGCATCACCCATGATATCAACAACATCATCTTTACGATAAATTTGACTCATTGCTTCTACAATTGTGTATTGAATTTCAGATAAAGGGGGTTGACCAAGATAGTCTGGAGACTCAACAAATGTCTTTGCGTCAACAGGTTTTTCAACAAAGTGATTCTCCTTTAGAACTTCAAGGAAATCATTGAACATCATGGACAACTGTAATTACCTCTCCATCTTTTGCAATTGAGGATAACCTTTGCATAATGATATCTCTAACTTCTGGATGTTCAGACGCTATATCTCTAAGTATTCCAACAAGCACTTCTTGCTTTCTTTCAATATCAATCATCTCTTCGGCAAGTTCTTTGTTTTCAAGAAGACCAGCCTTCTGTAGCATATCAATACGCTTAGACTCAATATCCATTACAAGTTTAATACCCTGAGTTTTTGCACTTAGGTTATTTAGTAGCGATGCTTCATCAATAACTTCATATGTTTTTGTAATCAACTTACTATAATGTGTATCTGCTCCAACCAAAGCTTCTTTTGCACGGGCTCGAATAGCAGCATTATCGGAAGCCATAGTCTTCCACTCATTAATAAGACTTACAACTCTAGTTCTTGGAATGTCAAGTTCTTTAGAAATAACTGTTGGATCGTTACCCTTTAAATATTCCGAAACAACATCATTAACTTGATCTAAGTGCTTAACTAAATCTTCTTCAGTTGACATACTTACCTTCTAGTCTGTTTATTTCATCTTTGATATAGAAGATAGCTTTTTCTAGATCTTGTATGGTTTTAGATTCATCTTTAAGTCCTGCTCGCCAAAGGTATTTAAAAGCATTACCAATGTTAAAGTTACGATGTCTGGTAATCTGAATACACTCTACACCAGAAGGATCTGAAGTGTAGTGCAGTGGATTATTTACTTGATCAACCGTAATGGTTAGATTATTACTCATCATCTGCTTCCCAATCAAACTCTTCTGGAAGTCCACTTAATAAAGAAAATGCAAAAGCGAATCCAACCATGCCTACTACAGTAGCTGTTATCATTGCTTTTTCTAATTTATTCATCGCCGTGACTTCCTTAATCCAAATTTAGCAAGGTAAACATAGATGGTTTCAACGCTAGTACCGCACTCTTTAGCAATCTCCTCTGGAGTTTTCTTATCAATTACATATCTTTTACGTAACCATAAGTTGCTTGTATATAGTTTAGCAGACATAATATTATTTGTCAACTTCCGTATTAATAACACCATAGTCATAGGCATTTGAGTCTTCAAGCATCCACTTATCATAACTTTCAACATCCCATTTATTGGTATTAATTAGTCTTTGAATAACTAGATCTTTCTTTGTTACAAATGATGGCTCTTTTATGCGTACCCTGTTATTTGGCTGAACTGCAAAGTTACCGTCATCTCTTTGAATAACATGACCACACTTATGCTGTCCTGGATTTTCAGAATATCCATCATCTAAAATATTTGTTTCTGGGCTGTGCCAGTCAAGCGTAAATAAGTATGTTCCAGGGATAGTAGTTTGAGTTCTATCCATGTATGACATTCTCATATTGCTTAGTGCTTGAAACTTTGTAACTGAAACATGTGGACTAAAAGAATTCCATAGAACTAAATTATGAATTGGTTCCTCTGGAACCCCAGGCTTGGTACAAAATGCATTAATTGGCATTCTCCACCAGATTCCACCATCTTCCATCATAAAATGAAATAGTGGGCTTCTTGCTTTAATACTTGAAACTCCAAAGATTACGCATGGAAAGTATTTATCATGACTGTCTTCTTGATCTCTTAAAAAGTTTCCACGCACATAGCACTCTATTGGTGGAATGTTTGCATTTAACTCTGGCATTATTTATTATCTCCTATCGCTTTATCCCAGTTTTTTAATGCCCAATGCCCAATACCGCAAGCATCAGCGACATCATTATCATTAATAGATCTATCATAGATAGTATTAACCATTGTGATAGTTCTTTCTTTTCTAAGGTTTCTTTCATATGTTTTGTACCAAGAAACAGACTTGCCTGGATGAGCAGATCTAATTAAAGCCTGGTCTTCTTTTGACAGCTTCTTGTTTCCTAAATAGTTTTGCCAAGTAATCGGAGAAACTCTTCCAATAACCTTTGTTCCAGATTGACCAGCAGCACCTAGGATAGCTCCTTGAACTAAAGCAAGATCAGCAGCAGTCTTAGGGCTATTCATAAAAACGGTATGCTCAATAATAATTGCTTCAAATCCATTATAAAAATCAAGGAATGCTTTTACCTTTTGCCCTGCATCCATAACCTTTTCATAGATATCATTACCTTCAAAATTAATCTTTCCTACTGATCCAAGAGTACCTTCTTTGGTACTAAACAAAGCAAAAGCAAGGCTGTTAGTACTAGCATCAATGGCACAAAAAGTATTTGGTTGTACAGCGTACCCCCATTTATTCTTGCTCATAATCAATGAACCCCTTTAACTCTTTGATCATTTTATTAACTGCTTTTTCACTTACATTACAATTAGCACAGAATCCAGAATCATTATATATTGATAATGATATTCCACATCCCCCAAGACAATTTCTTTTTTTACCATATCTTTTTTGTCGTCTAGTAGCAAGATACCTTTCGGCAATCTTTTCTTTTGTAGATTGTTCTCTACAAATGTCGCTACAATATATCTGATAAGTTACTCTAGGTTTAAAGTATGTATCACAACGATTACATAGTTTCACTCAGTTCCTCCAGGGATGCTATCTTAACTACACCCACCCCTGCCTCTGTACATGCTTTTTTGATTGGACAGTTTTTACATATCTTTGAGTTTGATCTATAGTTCTTGGTTGGTAAAGTTTTATCTTCCCAATTTTTACGGACCACTCTCATCCACTCAAAAGCTTTATCAATCCATTGTCTATAATGGTCATTAACTTCTACTGGAATAATTAGTAGCTCATGGTTATTTTTGTTTTCATAAACTAGAATACCCTTAGACTTTTTAAGAATCTTCATATAAATAAGGATCTGAACAACATGCCCCATCTTAGGCTTATTAGTTCTCTTTCGATACTCAAAGACTTCGTTGTTAGTTGTCTTAACTTCAACAACAATGTCTTCACCTTTCCAATTGATTAGGTTATCTACATAACCAAAAATTGGTGGATCATCATTAAATATTTTAAATTCTGAATCAACAGAGATACCAGAGTTTTTAAATGCTGCCTCAATACGTCCATGAGATAAAGTTCCATTAGTCATATTTGCTACACCATAAGGATCTGCATTGTCTTCAAAGATCGCACCTTCAAAAGCTAGGTACCAGTATCTTGGGCATTCTCCATGCCCGTAAGCAATAGTAGATGGTCCAAAGGTTTTCTTTTGAGTATGCTTTGGTTCACGCCCAACAAGATATCCTTGTTCGATTACCTTGATTAATTCCTTAGCATCTACTTGTTCTGGAGTTTCTACTTCTCTAATCATAATTTGCTGTAATAAGTTTTTTGTCATTTTATTCCCTTGTTTATATAAGTATACCAGTAAATGGTTTAGCGCATTATGTATTTAAGTGCTGAAACTAGATCATTTATTGCTTCTGCTGCTGTGTAATATATGTTCTTTTTTGCCCTGTCACTTTTATCAACATTAGCCATCCACGTAGCTTTTAAGGACATCTTTGCTGCAATTGCTTGAAGTCTAACAATCTCAAGACTTGCGACCTGAATAGGGATATCTGGTTTAATAATAATTTTAGCAATCATTGTTAAGGCCGTAGTTAGTTCATCATCATTCATATAGTCTGCTATCTCAGACAAACCATTAACCATTTCAATCGTTGTGTTTTTTGGTTCCATCATCATACCCTTCTGTTAATTGCTCAAGCATTTCTACTTCTATTACTGCTAATCTTACCTTTGAATTACCATCACCAAGGATAATAAATATTGCTGGGTCATTACCGTTTCTAATTGCATCAGTTACTGCTTTTGCCCAGTTATCTTTATTGATTGTGATACCCTTTGGATATTCCTTAAAGTCTACAGTAAAGTTTCTCCATGTAGCATCTCCTTTGTGGGTATTACGTCCTGAATTCTTATGCTGTTTAGCACCAATTCTTTTAGATTCAGAACGCTCACTCATCTACAAAGTCTTTCTTTTTCTTTTTAACTGGTACAAGAGCCACCTTAGATATGTGCTTTTTACTACACATCCAAGTGACATCTCCTGTGCCAGCCCAGAGTCTTAAAGACAAAACATCTTCTTTACATTTCTGACAAATTGCCTGTCCTGCAAAAACTGTAAACTCTTTTTCAGCCATTCATCAACTTCTTTTTTAGTGACTCTTGTAGATCAAGATCTTCTTTAACTCTGTTAACAAATCCTTCTCTACCTTGCACCTTAGAGCCATCCTCAAGCTGATACCATGCGCCTGTACGATTAACTAACCCTACAAATTCTGCGGTATCAACAAGGTCGCCAATGGAATCAATACCAATATCGTTACCTCTAAAATAAAAATCATACTCACCAGACTGAAACCCTGGAGATGTTTTGGAAAACTGAAGTTGCCAAAGAATCTTTCTACCAATTTTTTCTTCAATTAATTTATCTCCTACTTTAATCTTTCCCTTAATAGCCTGATTGTCTGACTCTGATGAGAACAGTTTAATAATAGATGATGAATAAAATTTAGTTGCTTGACCACCTGTTGGCTGTTGGCTTGTATACATAGCACTAATATTATTTCTTGATTGAGAAATTAGAACAAGCAAAGTAGGCTTTACTTTATTGTTAGCATAGTTTAACATCTTCCATGCGTTACTAAAGTCACGAGACTCTGCACCAATTTGTTTAGTATTCTCAAGTTGCTTTAGTTCTTCTGAATCCTTTTCAAAGTATATTGCTGGAAGAAGAGAAGTAATACTATCAACAACAATCATATCAACTCCAGCATTCATTAGATTTGTTCCAATGTCTACCATTTCATTGATTGTCCTACATTGTGAGACGATTAGTTTTGATGTATCTACCCCAAGGCTTTCTGCCCAATTCTTATCGTATGACATTTCTGCATCAATCCATGCACAGATCTTTCCTTCCTTCTGTGCCAGACCTATCATCTGAAGGCATAGAGAGGACTTTGCAGAGGATTTTGAGCCCCACACCAACACTTGCCTACCATAGGGAAGACCACCGTTGAGAGCACGGTTTAAGCCGAAGCTAGGTGTTGCTGCGTATTCTGTTGCTGGCAAGGAATCTCCTGCCATGATTGTCTTTCTTAGTTTTGGGCTAAGCTGCGCTAGGACTTCCTCTATCGTTACCACTATATTCTCTTCTCTATTGTCATAAAGCTATATCATCTAATATTACTGTGCCGTCTTTTGTTTTACCAAAACTAAATTTATAAGACTTGCCTTCTTCAATGTTCATGTAAGCTTTTGCAAATGAAGTAGGGAATACTGTAATAGAATGTAGATCTCTACTAGTATCTGCTAATGTTAATGAAGCCATCTTTTTTCCTGTTTTAGTTACTCTAGGTTTAAAGGATACCACAAACATTTCTTCGTCTGTATATGGAAGTTGTTTATACCCTAAGAATTTTACAAGAGCACTTGAAGATCCTTTTATTTCGTCAGCAGGAACTGCAGAAACAATCCTGTTGTCATTACAAAGAACCAAGTAAGTACGACCAGTCTCAATCGTCGTTCCCTCTTCATCAAATATCCCAACACTGCCAGTCTTGTCCAGAATTTCAACTCTTGACCATCCTTTACCTCGTTTAATAGATTTAACCATGCCTAATAAAATATAAGAACCTTTTTCTTCAAAGTCAGTTGTGTCTTGAATAAACGCATAGTAATGAGAAGGAATCGTAATATTAAACTCTGGAAGGTTTAAATATTCATATAGATTATCTTTAATCTCTTCATCATTTCTGGGATTATCCTCAAAGGTTGCTGCCCCAATAACTCTTAGTGCTTGAAGTGCACGACTGTTTACTCCGTTGCCTTTTGTAAAGGTAAACTCTTCAAGTTCTTTATAAGATTTAAATGGTCTAGCAGCAACATACTTTTCAGCAATGTTAGTTGATATATATTTAATACCAGTTAAACCAAATCTAATTCCCTTACCCTCAATTTTAAAATCAAAGTCAGAGTCATTAATGTGTGGAAGCTTAACAGAAATTCCCATACGCTTTGCTTCAATTAGATACTCTGTGCGACCATCCTTATCCTTCTCATTTTTAAGAAGGGCAAACATAAACTCAAGAGGATAGTAAAACTTTAACCACGCCGTCCAATACGAGAGCGTAGAATAAGCAACCGCATGGGACTTGTTGAACGAATACCCCGCATGCGCTTCAAAGTCATGCCATAGATCAAGAGCCTGATTGGGACTAATATAGGCAGAAGCACCTTTAATGAATTTGTCTTGGAATACATCAAACTCTTTAGCATCCTTCTTCTTTCCAATGATCTTTCTAACTTTATCTGCTTCCGACATGGACATGCCTCCAAGGTGTACGCATGCCTGCATAACTTGTTCTTGGTATAAAACGCAACCATAGGTATCCTCCGTAAACTCTTTCATGACCTGATGAGTATATGATACCGCTTGTTTTCCATGTTTGCGATCAATATAGTCTTTACCAATTGTGTTCATAGCTCCTGGACGAACTAATGCATTCGAAGCAGTAAGTTCGTTAAAGTTTTTAACACCCATCTTTATAAGAAGGTTTGTGTATGGACTTGCTTCACACTGGAATACGCCCTTAGTATACCCGTCAGAAAGCATTTGATAAATATTAGCATCTTCCATGTTTAAGGACAAAAGATTAATATCTACATAATGATTCTCTTTAATCATTGCAACTGCATCTTGAATTACACTTAAGGTTTTTAGTCCAAGTGCGTCGATCTTGATGAGACCAATCCGTTCAGCCTCCTCCATATCAACACCAACCACAGGTATGCGTTCATCACTGCCAGGAGAAGATCTCGTTTCCATCGGAGCATACCTAAAAATTGGATCTTTGCTAGTGACCACACCAGCAGCGTGTATACCAGTACCACGAATACGACCACGAAGTTGTTCACCATATATCTCCACCTCTGGATACTTGTCTCTAAATTCTCTTGTTGTTTTTGATGTACAGAACTCATCCCAAGTATCAACATACTTTAAAACCTTATTAACATCTGATAGTGGAATGTTTAAAACTCTTGACACATCTCGAACTACTCCCTTACCTCTAAACTGTAAGAATGTAGCAATAGATGCAACGTGTCTATATTGTCTAACTAAATAATCTTTAACTTCATCACGACGAGTGTCTTGAATATCTGTATCGATATCTGGAAAGTCATTACGATCTGGATTAATAAAACGGAAAAACAATAGGCCATGTTTAATTGGATCTACATCTGTAATGCCAAGAGCATAACAAACTAAAGACCCAGCAGCAGATCCTCGACCTGGACCAACCATGATTCCTTCTTTCTTAGCCCAAGCAATCATGCTTTGAACTACAAGGAAGTAAGGTGCAAACTTTTTATTTTTAATAATTTCAAGTTCTTCATCAAGTCTATCAAGGTATTCTTTATTATCAGATAGCCCACGAGTGACCAATCCTTCAAGAGAAATACTCTTTAACTCTTTATCTGGACTCTTGTATTGAACTGGTAACAGATTCATTCCGTCTTTAATGTCATAATCTTCTACTGTGTCTGCAAGTAACAGTGTGTTGGAATAGATGTCTGGTCTATCGATACCCTGCAATTCCATAGCAGACTTCATCTCTTCATATGAAAGAAGGTGAATGTCAAACTTATTAAAAGTAATTTGACGATCTTCTCCATACAGATAGTCAAGTCTTTTCATCATGTCTGGTTGCTTCTTAGACTTATCGTATGTTGTATCTTTTTGAACCTTAGCGTGAGTATTCATTAGAAGCTTAAACTCTTGAACTTCTTTTTGAGATTCATCTACATGGTGGCAGTCTGGAGTTACAACTACTTTAATTTTAAATTCATCAGCAAGTTCAATTAACTGTTTGTTAATCTCTGCTTCATTGTGTGGCATTACCTCAATATAATAATCACTACCAAAGGTATCTTTAAACCATTTAATATGTTTCTTGGCTAGCGCAAACTCTTGTTCTTCAAGAGCTTTTACTATTACGCTACTTGGACAAGCAGAAGTTACAATGATTCCCTCTTTATACTTTTCAAGTATTTCAAAGTCAAACCTTGGCTTCTTGAAGTAGCCTTCTGTCCATGCAATTTCATTAATCTTGTTTAGGTTTTCTAAACCAATTTGGTTCTTGGCAAGAAGAATAATGTGGTTATAAACTAAGTCCTGTTGACCTTCTCTTTCAGATTTATCTCTAGTATCAAATCTGTCAGAACACATATATCCTTCTACGCCAAGTATAGGCTTGATCCCGTTTGCTTTAGCAACACGGTATAGTTCACGGTGCCCCGATAAAGTTCCGTGATCGGTAATGGCAATTGATGTCATACCGAGATCTACTGCACGTTTTACATACTCTTCTGGCGTAGCGATGCCATCAAACAGGGAGTAATGTGTGTGAACATGTAAGCCTACGTAACTCATTCTTACCAGTCTGTGTTGGTAGAAGAAGTTGTAGATGGACTATCAAAGCCCAAATAGAATGCTTCTTGCTCAGCATAAGGAATTTTCTTTAGTGCTGCTTCAAGTGGATAAGGTTTAACTTCTCCCCATGTAAACGGCTCCTTATCTGGTGCTGATGGAATAAGAGTGTAATTAGTTTCAGTTCCCTGACCATTACGCTTTAGTCTCCATATAACGTTTGAGATGCTTCCTGTTTCAAGAGCATACTCACGAATAGTGTTGAATGATGACTGCTTGCTAATTCCCATATTCCAAATTGCTACATATGGAGCTTCGATTCCATCATCTACAAGCACGTTGCAATAGAAACGAAGACGTGCTCTCCAGCCAGCCTTCACATCTTTGCGATGCATTTCTTCTGCCCAGTCACGGCCTTCTGTGTCCATAGTATCTACAGCTTTACGCTTATAGTCTTTTGGATTTGTGTGTTCCTTAACAACTAGTGCTAAGCCACGTTCTGCATTATAGTTTGCAGAGTCTTCATCCAATTCTTCAATGAATCGAATCTTTACTGATTGTCCATCCGAAAGCTTTAACCATCTTACCTTTGGTGAGTTTTCGTCATACTTTGGCTTGTCGAGCAGGGCATTGATGTTTTTGAGTCCCTTTACTACGCTCATCTTTTTCTCCTTCGTGTTGTTTATATTAGTTTAGCATAGACAATATAGACTTGTCAAACTGAAACTCTAAGTTCCTAATTGACTGATCATCCATATCACCTATGTCTTTATATTGTTTTTCTAAGGTGATAACACTAACCAAAGACCCAAGCTTTTCAATTAGCTTATCTTTCATTATGCTACCAGCCTCATCATTATCCGCTACTAGTACAACATTATTGAAGTACTTTTCTAATAATCTAATTTGTGAAATAGATACATTAGCACCCAACGTTGCGACTGCTGGGAAACCTACTTGGTCTAATCGAATTGCATCAAAAGATGATTCAACTACATACACTATACTAGAACTTTTAACTCTGTGCAAGTTAAATAAAACTTTTCCTTTAGGCAATCCTGGAGTATTCTTAAACTCCTTGCCTTCTATAGATCTTCCTACAAAACCAATCTTCATTCCGTCAGGTGACTCTACTGGAATAGTAACCATTCCCTGTTTTTCTGAGTATCCTAAAGAAAACTTTTTCATTGAATCAATAGTAATCTTTCTACCATTTAGATAAGACTTTGCTGTATCTGATAATATTAATTGATCATGTAATCTATTAAGAATGGATTCGTCATACTGAACAAACTCTGGTAAGGCGATTAGCTTTTTATTAACTAACATCTCAATGTTATGCTCTTGCTCTTTACTTTTTATATATCGAACAGTTTCAAAGTATGTCCTATTTGACATATGCATAACAAACTCTTCTAAGTTTTTAGTTGTTTGACAACCAAAACAAAAGAATAGCCCACTATCTTTGGCTACTTCTCCAGCAGGAGTTCTGCTGTTATTGTGATATGGACAGAAGATTATAAAGTCATTACCAAATTCAGTTTCAATATTTACTCCTGAACCAATAAGAACTCTTCTGATTTGATCTTCCGTATAAATATTATTTGTCTTCATAGTCTTTATATCTGTAATATCCTTTATCAAAATCTACCTGTACTAAAAAGTCTCCCATAAAACCATTTCTATTTTTTCTAAATACACATTCAATGATATCACTATTTACAGGGCGACCTAGTGCTAATAGCCAGTCAGCATCGTATGAGATCTGTCTAGACCATGCTGTTTGTCCTAGTGTTGGGGGAGTGCTAAGATCTTTTACATCATCAGGTGTAGCAGATGAGATAGCAATGATTGGTACTTCTTCACTAATAGACATTAGTTTAAGTTCTCGTGAAAGGTTTTTCATCTTTACCGTTTCATTATCAGCACGTTGGTTTGGACTCATCAACTGAAGATAATCAACAACAACGAAGTCTGGCTTATACTGATCAATCTTTCCACGAATAACTGATGGAGTAACTTCTCCGCCAGAATCGTTTGAGATAATATGAAACTCTGGACGACCTTCTACTTTGTTAGCATGCCACTTACGAAGCATATCAATTTCAATTTCACCATTGCTTAGTTTACGATGAGACCATAGGCCTTCACCCATGATAGCAAACACACGATTACGAACTTCTGTTTCACTCATTTCAAGTGAGATAATCATTGGTGACTTGCCTTGCTTCCAAGCCTGTACAGCAAAGTATAAAGCCATCCAAGACTTTCCAATTCCTGGGTAAGCAAGAAACACACCAAGTTGGCCTGGCATAATGCCAGCAGGCAAGTAGTTATCAAATCCTGGCAGACCTGTTTTAATTCCTACAGATCCAAGTTCATTTTGCTTTGCAACTCTTTCATAATACGCAACGGCATCTTCAAGATCAGTAGCATCAATATCACGAATAGCAGCAGTGTTCTTTTTAAGCTCTGATGTTTTTGTAATGAGATGCTCTAAGGCTTCAGTACCATTACCTACTTGAACTTCTCCTGCTGCGTTACGAAGAATGTCTTTAAGGCTATCATTTAAATATTCTGTTTGAAGTTCTGCTAAGTGATGCTTAGTTGCACCTACGCCAACTACTGGTTCAAAATCACGAAACTTTTCTCTTACAAGTTCTGCAGGTGGAAGTGACTGGTTATTCTCAGAATATAAACGAATAAAGTTCCAGATATCATTGTGTGTTCTTAAAAGAGTTTCAACATTTGCTTGAAGTAGTACGTGAATTTGTTTATCTTGAAGTACTGCAGATATTACTTTTGCTTCTGTATTATTCACTTAACCACTCCTTAGCCATTCGTCTGCGTTCTGCTCTTTCTTTTTTATCTTGTTCAACTTCTGCTCTGCCATTTAAAATCTTTTCAGCATTATAAGCAAAGTAGTTCCAACTAGGCTCTTGTGCAATTGAAAAATAATAGTCTAATAGATCATAGCATTGCGATATACCATATGACTCTACTAGGCCATCAGCAGCCCACTGTTCAACATTAATATTCATGTTAGACTTTTGCTCATACCGTTGAAGATATAATTTGTTAAATCTACTGAGCAAAGCCATTCGGTCTTTGCGATCAGCCATTATTCGTTAATTTCCTCTTTAGCTTCGTTAATCTTTTCAGTAAGCTTGTCTTCTACAAACTTATATACACGCTCAAATGCTTCGTTAGTTGTTTCTTCTCCACGCTTAGAATCTACAATGCCAAGATCTAATCTTAGTGATTGAAAATTTCCAAGGTTAAGCGTATATCCTAGTGTTACTGATACCTTTGTTGAATCGTTTTCCATACCCCACCCATTTCATAGTTTTAAATATTCTCTGACCAAACAGGAATAAACCTACCATCTTCTGTCTTCGTATATGTAAGTATACCGTC